GTCAGGGACGACCTCGCGGAGCGTCATGTAGCGATCCCCGTACGGGATCGGGCCGGGCGGGTCGAGCGGGTTCGTGATTGAAGTCCAGGCCATCGGGTGTCCTTTCGGGTTAGGCGACGAGCGCCAGGCGGATGAGGGTGCCGCTCAGGAGTTGAGCGCGTGCCGGGCCAGTCCGGCGCAGACCTTCACGACAAGACGGGCCGCGTTGTCCTTCTGTCCGGCTGTGAGGCTCGCCCAGTTCGTATCGGCCGCTTCGAGGAGCGCGAGCGCGGCTATCAGCTTGCCGTTGAGCGCATCCTGATCCCGTGACTGCACGCCCGCTTTCGCCTCGAAGATCGAGCGGGTCGTCGCGTTGTCGAAGCTGTAGACGTGCTCTGTGTAGTCGCCACGGTCAACATCAACGAGTGAGGTTTGGGCGGGCATTAGTAGGCCGCCATGTAGTAGCTCGTACCAGACACACCCGTTATCGTCAGAGATGCCCCAACTGCCGGGAGATCAGTTTGGCCTGTCCAGACAAACTCAGGGATTACCGCTCCCGATATACCCGCGACAGCGGCGGCGGAACTGGCCCGTAGAGGGCTCGGCTGCGTTGTGCCCCAGGTGCCGTTGACGACGAAGCAGAGGAAATAGCCGCCATCTGCAAGCACGGTGTAGGGAGCGGTAAAAGCAAACTTGACCGCAGCTAGGGGCCACTCCGCAGCCGTGTTCACATTTCCGCTCAGAACGAGAATCTTTCCAGTTGAGTCTGCTAGACCAAAGCGTGCGGTAGTCGGGGAAGTTCCAGCGGCGGCCTGTGTGTTCCGAAGCACTACCCCTGTGGAAACATCTCCCGCGCGTAGGCCGAGGATCTGCCCGTATAGCGCTTGAGATGCCGGCGCGCCGGCATTTGTTCCGGTACGAGGATCCCATGTCTCGCTGATAACCCCTGCCGCAGTCCGCGCGAGCTGCAAGCGTGACGCGGAAGCGTTCGTCCATGTCCCCGGCGACCCGGCCGTAACACAGACGAAGACAGTGCCGTTCAGGGCGACAACGAAGTCCCCGACGGCGAACGTGCCCGTGGTCGGGGCGACCGAGGCGACCCCGCCGACGTAGCGCGTGGCGGAGACGGCACCCGTCAGGGCGCGCGGCAGGCCTACCGCCGCGTCCAGCTCTGCCTGCGTGGCAACGTCGAAGCCAAGCTCGCTGACAGCGACCGGGCGCAGGAAGTCCTTCCGCATCAGTTCTCCCCGAGATACAGGACGTTCAGCTTCGCGGTGCCCCCAACACCGATCAGCTTGAACAGCGTCGGGTCGGCGGTCAGGTCGAAGCCCTCCCCGGTGTTCAACAGCACCCCATTGGTGGAAGAGGGGTCACCGCCACCGGAGGCCGTGACCGGACGGAGGCGCACCGGCCATGTCTCAACGGTGAAGTAGGCGTGACGGCAGCCTTCCGGGACGTTCGGCAACGCGGTGCCCCCGGCTGTGGTAGGGATCGACACGTCCGGGTCATCGCCGAGGACTGTTTCGGCGTCGGGGACGATCGACTGCGCCTGACCGAGGCGTGGGCGTTTCGCGAGGCTCATAGGTGCTCCTTATCGCTTCCCAATTTGGGTGTACGGGAATTTGATTCCCCTGTGGCGTTTGGTTTGGAATCGTCCGAGGACGCCGTAGGAGCCGGTGGAGAGGCGACCGGCAACCGTTGTGCTGATACCGCCGACCGCGAGCGTCACGGCGGGCCTCGTCAGTCACGGCACGCTCGGAGGTGCAGGCAGACCCTGCCCATCCTCAGCCGGTGCCTGGGCCTTCGCCATCTCCGAAGCCAGGTGCGCCTGGACATGGCGCTCAACACGATCAATGAGTTCTGTATCCCCAACGATTACCGCCTGGTCCTGCAATGAGCGATGCTCTGGGATTTGGACCAGCGCATTGTCGTAGTATGAGACTTCGGGCTCGGCACCTTCGATCATCATGTGATTTTCTCTCAAAGCCTTTTCCTGTTGATCGTTCTGGGGTGCCTCCGGGATCGGCAGCGGCACTCCGGCCTTCAACGAGTCCGCGTACCAGGAGGTCGGCAACGGCTGCCCGCTGTCGATCGAGTGGCGGGCGATGTCCTCGACCATGCGGAGATTCCCCACCTGATCGTGTGGCTTGGGATCGCCCTTGGCGGTCTTGACGAGGTAGAAGGCGGGAAGCTGGGTTGCGTTGAAGAGCGCGGTGCGCGCGAGCCCGTCGTCGCCCGCAAGGCGCAGCATCTTCTCGGAGCCCCAGTAGAGGCCGATGTCGTAGACGCAGTTCTCGACGATCTGCTTGACGCCGCCGCGGATCCCACGGATCGTCGGCTTCAGCTTGATCTGATCGTTCTGGCGCAACAGCAGAAGCTGGGAGTAGTTCGTGACGCTCGCCGGGTTGTCTCCCATTGAGACGGCCCGGATGCCGGCCGCCTCCTCCATGTCCTGCTTGAGCGAGTCGATGTCCCGGTACATGTATTCGCCGGAGCCGATTCCCTCGTGGAACTCGGGCTTTGCGGATCCCTTCTTCACCGTCACCCGCTCCAACGGCTTCCCCTGCCGCGGGTTGATCGACCCTTCCTCCTCGATCACGAACGGCATCCCGCGGTCGATGATCTCGTTCTTCTGTGTGACCCGGCGGTTGATCGAGCGTTGCGGATCCTTCAGCCCGTCCAGGAGCGCTTTCGCCCAGAAGCGGCCGGTGATCCTCCACCAGTGGAAGTAGGTGATCCCGGAACGGTAGGTTTCGTCCGGCCCCTTGTACGGGAGCTCGTCACGGACTGAGAGCACCCGGAAGCTGTTGGAGGCCAAGACGACGACACGGCCTTTCGGGTACTTACGGCACGGCCGCTCGTAGCAGGAGTACGCCCACACATGGTCTTTCAGCTTTCCCTGCTCGGCGTCGATGTCCGTGCCCGCCGTGCTGTCGGTTGCGCCGAGTGCGAACACGCTGGCGATGTCGGTGTCCTCGACGAGCCCTGCGGCTTTCGCCCCGTACTCCTCTTTCAGCTTCTCGATCTGCTCCGGCCAGACGACGATCTCCCAGGGGAACTTCTCCTCGTTGGGGATCGCCGGGGGCACAAGCAGATGCAGTGGGGTGAGGACGTCCCAGACGGTGCGGCCCTCATGGATGTCACGGAACTCGGCCTGCAAGCCTTGGGCCTGCTGCTCGGCGACGTAGGCGCGGGCCTCCTCCATATCGAAGATCGGCTTTCCGTCTCGGTGCGGAACCCCGACCTTGACCGGGCCGACGGTCGGGTCGAAGCGCACACGGATCGCGCCTGTGCCGAGATCAATGATCGTCCGCTTCAGATCCTCGAGCCGCTGGTCGGCGAACCACTCGCACTCCCAGCCGTACTCGACGGCGAAGTTCGCGGTCTTCGCGTACTCCTCCGAGGGGAGATCATCCTGCGCGAACTGCAACTCGGGCCGGTCGTCGTCGCCGGTCAGCTCACCGAGGGCGGTGTTGCGGTACTGCATGATCTTGTCGGCGCTCGTGCGCTCCTCACCGGCTGCCAGATCCGGCAGGAACAGCTTCCGTTCGCTGCGGTCGTACTTCAGGTGCGGGTTGCCGGCGACGAAGGCGAGGTTCTGCTGCCAGGGAGCCTCGAACGGGAAGCGGGACTTCTTCGCCTCCTGAATCCGTTCCATCCACGTCTTCCGTACCTTCGCGTCACGGTCGGAGAGGATCGGCTCGGAGGCGGTCTGTGGTTCATCAAGAGCTAGAGCGGACATCGGTGCTCCTCCTTAGCTCTCAGGGAATCAGGAGCGATTCGGGATCGGCGAACGGCCGCTCGCGTAGCAAGTCGGCGAGATCGGCGGCGGGTTCCGGCTCACGGTTCCAGCCGCGCTCCGGCAACGGCCTGTCTGCCAGATGGGCCATCGTCGCGATCATGCTCGCCCGCTCCGCCGCCCACGCCTGCTGCTCGCGGGTGTGCTGCCGGGCCTGCCAACGCAAGGCGGCGAACGCTGCGAGGACGGTGACCGCGACAACCGCGAGCGCGATGACGGTGACGTAGATCACCGGGACTTCCCTCGCATCGAGGCCTTGCAGATCTTGATCGCCGAAATCTTGCTCGCGCCCTTCGCCATGACTTTCGCGATGCAGGCTTCCAGCTTCGCGTCATTGGAGGCCGTATCGCCGCCGAGTTCCTTGGCGATGCCGTAGGGCATGACTACTTCTTCCCGAAAGACCTGCGCGGCTTCACGACCGTCTCGGTCTCGGCCGGTGCGTCAGGCTCGACGTCAGGCTCAGGCTCAACCTCCGCGGTGGCTTCCTCCTCCTCGGCAGCATCGGCCTCAGCTTCGTTCGGGTCGGCGGCGGGTTCGGCCTCAGCTTCGTTCGGGTCGGCGGCGGGTTCGGCCTCAGCTTCGACTGCCTCCGAGACTTCCTCCTCCACCGGCTCTGCCTCCGCTGGAACCTCGTCGGCGTAGAGGCTGGTGTACGCGATGCTGAAGTCCGTGACCCCAGCGAACGAGACGGATGCTACGACCGCGCCGGTGTCGTCACGGACGTTGAGCGTGTGCGCGGTGCTGACCGCGATCTCCGAGGTCTGCCCGTTGGCGTGTGTGACGTGAAGGAACATCAGGGGGTCTCCTTGATCGGAATGGTCGATACCTCGTCTGTGCCCTCCACGAGCAGACGCCCGTCATGCTGCGCTGCCTTCTCGGAGGCCCACTGGGCGAGGCACTTGAACGAGCAGAGCGCGTACTCGCCGTTCCAGGCGTCGCGCAGATCGTCGGCGCCCCAGTCCACGGCGAGCGTGAAGGTGAGCCAACGGTCGCCCTCGGCACGCTTGCGCTTGCAAAAACATCTTTCGGCGGGCATCAGACGGCCTCGTCGTCGGATAGTGTCGGAGGCTCCCAACCGCTGTAGACATGGCGGACGGACTTTTCGGCCTTGGCGGGTTCGGGTTCGGGCTCGGGTGCGGGTAGATCGAAGGCAGGCGGCGCGACGAGCACGACTCCCATGTCCTCAAGCTCGCTAAGCTTCACGACCTTGTTTTCCCGCTCCGCCTCCAACTGCGCCTCCAGCTCGGTGATCCGGGCGTCCGCGGACGCCATCAACTCCGACCGCGCAGCGACCTGCTCGGGAGTCTCGAAGCCGAACAGGGCGGCCATCGTGCCCACGCATTTCTTGCACACGTACAGCCAGCCGAAACCGTTCTGATCCTCGACGGCGCCGAGGTCTACCTGTGTGTCGGCGAACGGCCCCATGTGGCCCATGCAGACCGCGCACGCCGCAGGTAGATGCCGGGCGGTCTGGGTGATTTGCATTTCCACGTCAGTCTCCAACCGGGACAAGCGGAACCAACTGCACGACAGGTCGTGACGCACCGGTCTTGAACACGATCACGTCCGCGTAGTCCGGCCACTCTCCATCGACAACGGAGTTCTCCTCGATCAGGACCAGCACTCTCGCGGTGGCCTGCACGGCGATCTTCTCCATATCTGTTCCCTCCATCGGTTGCCCTCAAAAGTGGCGGCGGCGGGATTCGCACCCGCGTCTCGGGCTCATGTGTGCCCGCGAGGTCCTGCTCCTCCACGCCGCTGCGGGTTACACGTCGATCAGGGTTCTCTGCTGGCCGAGCTGCCGCTGCTCCCGCTTCGTGGCCGCTTTCAGGAACGCGCGCCGGGGATCCTCGTCTTCGGGCTCCGGCTCGACGGAAGGGGCGGCACGACTCAAAACCCCATACCTGAGCGCGGCGCAGGAATGCCCGTGGCTTCCTTCCCATTTGGGATCGATCATCTCGCCGGCGTGGCGTTTGTCGATCGGCTGCAATGGCGCAGCCTTCAACTGCTCGACCAGCTCAGGGCAGGTTTCCTTGACTACGAACAGGCGGGGGGATCCGTACTGTCCGGCTTTCGGATGCCAGAGCGGGAACTTCCGGGCTCCGTCCGGTTCGATCAGTTCGCGCACACGGGCGTAGCCGGTGCGCGGATGGTTGTTGCCGAGGATCAGGTCGATGCCGTGGTCGAGGAACTCGGTCTCGATCGTCGCAGGCTCACCCCAGCGTGTCAGTCCGCCGGTGCGATGCTGGATCGCCGGGTCGGCGTAGCAGACGTTCCGGTTGCCCCAGCCGTCACGGTCGCGTGGTTCCCAGCCGCGCCCGCCCTCGCTGACAGGCTTGCGGCAGCGGAGGATGATCGGGGCTGTTTCCGACGGCAGCCCGGCCTTGTAGAAGCTGTCGGCAACGATCAGGTTGCCGTCGTAGTCGGCCAGGCAGAGGTACCAGGCGGTCGGATTGTTCAAGCCGAAGTCCATGAACTCGAAGCGATCCCAGGGGGGCAGCTCCGCGAACGCGGGAACACAATGGGTGGCTTCGTCGAAGCGTTGGAAGGCGGCGCCCTCGAACGCGCCCCAGTCGCCGTCCATCAACTGCTTCCGCAGCGTCTCGTCCAAATGCGAGAGGGTCTGTTCGTACTCGACTACGTTGAGTCCTGGGTTGTCGTACGCCTTTGCCGGAATGTAGATCCGGCCTTCCCGGTCGGCGGGTGTGCTGCCCGCGAGGATCGGGAATCGTTTCAGCACCCAGGCGTGCCCGCGGCCACCGGGGTTCGACGCCGACCTGATCCTGATCGGCACATCATGGTCTTTCGTGCGGCGGACACGGCTGAACAGGTAGGTGTAGACGAACTCCTCGAACTGGGTCAGCTCGTCGTAGCCGACGTACTGATATGCGGATCCCTGATAGCGGTACACGTCATCGGACTTTTCCAGGTAGCCGAACGTGAGCGTCGCCCCGGAAGGGAACCGCCACGTTTTCTCCTGCTCGTTCCATTTCGCGTCGCTGCGCGCCAACCACTCCTTACTCGTCGCCATGATCGCCTCGGGCAGCGCGAGCTCCGCGAACGTGCGCCGCAGGATCAGCGCCGCGTACTTCGGATGGTCAACGTACTGGAGGGCGCCGGCTAGGAGCGCATCGGACTTGCCGCCCCCGGCGCTGCCACCGTACAGAGCTTCGAGGCAGTCAAGGACTAGGAATGCTGCCTG